AAAAATTTTGAATAAAGTCAAACTTTATCCAAAATTATATTTTTATTAATACCCTGCGGCCCTCATAATATAGTCATAATCCAAACGATTCTCATCCCAGTAAGGAATACAAACTAAAGTATATCCATGCTTTTGACAATACTCTCTTTTTTGAGTATCATTAAATTTTTGCTGATATAAACCTCTAGCTCCTCCGAAATTTGACTTAGCCTCATAGTGCTGGATACCTTGATACTCGATTAAAAAATCAAGCTCTCCTTCGTCATCAAATACAGCGAAGTCAAACCTTAAAGGTCTTCCACTAGAACTAACCAAATCTGGAAAACTATATTCTTCTTTAAAATTTAAGCCGGCAAGAGTTAAAATATCTACTATTTTAATTTCTCCGCGTGAACTTCTCATAAAATATATTACTCACTTTCTTCTTATACATTATAAATAAGAAACAAGAATATTAATTTAATAACCTTTGCCCGAAGCCGGTTAATGTATCATAAACCTAGACTAAGGATTCATTAACCGGCCGCCGCATCAATTAAAAAATAACATATCCGCAAGAGAACTAGATTTTCTCTTTTTCTTTCTTGCTTCCTCTTGTTTAATATAATACATTCCATACTCAAAACTAGAAAATTTATCTTTAGGTATTGATCTATTATTCTGCTTTAAAATAACATTAACCCCGTCATTATCTTCTACAAGATTGAGCATTTGATTCTTGAGAATAGTCGTTTGCTGATATGGCATTAAATAGTCGTTTCTTTCATCTGGAGTCATATTCTGTCCTACTTTTGTTGACATTAATTTAGCTTTAGCTGTTTGTTCATCAATTAAAAGTTTTATTTTACCACTACTCATTTGTGTTTGAACGTAAGTATGAGCTTCTGTATTAATTGGTGCATTCGCTTTAATTAAATACATAGCATCTCTTTCCATGTCATCAGTTCTGTATTTTTTATAATCTTGCATTACTTCTTCATAAGTACCACCTTCAACACCAAAAGGTGGAAGCTCAGTACCATCTGCTGGATCTATTTGTGCTTTAACCATAAAGTCTATTAAACCAACACCAAGACCATTAGCATCAATAGCAATACATCTTGCTTTATATTTATAATATAATTTCTTAATATGAATAGCTTGTTCTTCAAAATGTTCAGCCGCCAAAGAATATATATTTACAAGAGACTTAATAGCATCACCTTGAGGTTGTGGCGTAACCTTTATAATACTAGCCTCTGAATTACATCCTTTACGACCTACGTCAACTCCAATTATATAATAAGCATTTTTACTTGATCTTCCACTAAATTCATTTTCTGGTTGTAATAATACTCTATGTTTTTCAAATACATCATTTGAGAAATAAGCATTTGCGGCATCTCCGGACCATACGCTTCCATATTCCCTATCGAAAGAAGACTCGTCGTAGGTTCCGTTCATTTTCATTTCGTCCACCATGTCTTCTTTAACGGCACCCTCAAGAATCGCGAGATGGTAGTCTCCGCCAAGAATCATATATTGATCAGGAAATAAAACTGAATTTAATAATATTTCTATTAATCTATCATAAGCATAAGAATTTTTCCATCCAGCAGATGTAATATAAATCTGAGACTGGTTAACAACTTCATCTGGATCTGTTGTTCCATCTGGAAGGTTTCTATCAACGTTTGTAGTAGGAATAATAATTTCATTAAGTGCAGTTTCATCAACTAATATTCATGTAACTCTTATGTTTCCATAAGCACTGACTAAATTTTAATACTTTAAAAGTATTACATCTCTTTCGGTTTTCATAGGCTTCGTTTCCTAAAACCTAGCTGCGTATCAATAGCAACCCTACTCCCCAGCATTTCAACCTCAGGGATAGTCGATACAGGCTAATTTGTCCATTTCCCATTTTTATAAATAGGTAAATCTGTCCAAATTTTCCCACGGGATTACCATATTTTTAAACTTAGGCTTCCCCGTTAGCTACATTTCTGTAACCCCTGCTGATAAACAGGAAAAGAATGTATTAAGGCAATATTACTTATTACCTCTTCTATAACTCCGCCATTACGACGCTGACCTCTAGTGCTTTCCCTTGCCGCAAGTATATCTAATTCTGAACCATTTTTAAATTTATATTTTACATTATCTTTTGATTTTGTAGAAGCACCACGTTCCCAGTTAATTTCATTTGAAAGAGCAGGAATTAATTTACAAATCTCTTCAACTTTTGAAATAGTAATTAATGCGGCTTGTTCTTTTCCGCCGGTAGTAACAAATACTTTACTTCCAGGAAATAAAATAGCACGAAGCATTAATGCCATAATTGCTAAAAATGATTTACTAAAACCACGTGTAAATACGCAATATACATAGCGATGCCGCATAATACAGCGTAAAAAAATTCTTTGCGTAAATCTAAATTTAAAAGTACATTCTGGACCTTTTATAACATCAACAAATAAATCTGGATATTCTCTAAAAAAAGCAATTTCTTCTCTTACTGTATCTAAATTATCTTTTATTCTTTCTTCTGATACTTCATCCTTAACAAGAGAACGAGAGGATGAAACATCGAGTATTTGTTGTAAACTCATTCTTCATCCTCCTCTTCATTTAGAAGTTTATTAAATTCTTCATAATCTTCATTTTCTATTTCAACATAATCTTTACCTTGCGCAGCTGCTTCTTGGAGGTCTTTTTTCTGCGCTTCCGCACTTTCACGTCGTTTGATAAAGTTTTCAATCATCTGTGAAAGAGTAGGATCATTAGCAACTAAATCATGATTATATTTTTTAAGATTAGCAATTGCCTTATCAACAATATCGAGTGGCGTATCAATATTGTATCGAGGAATCTTGCCACCTTCCTTCTCCGCATAATATACAACTTGACCAACGGAATCAAAATCTCCAGATTTTTCCTCTTTTCTCTGTGCTTCTGTAAATTTTGCACTCTTCATCAAAGTATCATATGCTTTATAAAGTTTTGCGTAAGAATCCATATCTCCTGTATCAAGTGCTTGATTCATTTTTAATGAAAGTTTGCAAATTTGAATTAAGGTATCAATTCTTGCCGCACCTTGAATATCAAATGAATTCATGAAATCCTGATATTTACCTTCAAGATAAACTCTATCTGCCCATGAATACAACTGACCCCATTTATTAGTAAGATAAATCTTATCTTCTTCTGTTAATTCTGCTCCTACATCTGGGAGATCTGCCGCTTCAAATGGATTGTCATTTACCGGCATGGTGCCAGCTCCACCGGGCCCAAGGGTGGTTACCGCACCATCCATCATTGTAAATTCTGGTTGAGGAGCATTTATTTCTTGATAAGTAAGCCATTGTGCTTCAGTAATTTCACCATTATGGTAAGCCTCTTCCATTTCTTTCATCTTCTCTTCATTGATTACTTCTTGCTTACCATATAATTTAGCTTTTTCTTCGGCTTCTGCCTGAAGTCTTTCTGTATCTGCCCAAGTATACTGTTTCCATTGCTTGAGTTTCATTTTAGAAAGATATTTACCAAAGACTGACATACCATTCATTTTATAAGGATCTTTTTGGTATGCACGATCTCTAAGAATATTCCATTCCGCAGGAATATAAGGTACATCAAATTTTTCTAATAGCCATAGGAATGTATCAGGCTCAAAATTGTTAATATGTAAAGTTAGACATGGTTTACAAAGTTCACACTTTGTACCATCTTTATATTGATAAAAATTGGTTGCCGCCATCGTCTTTCGACATTTAGAACAATAAACCTGACCATTCTCGGCTACCGCAATTCCTTGTGGCATAAGGTCACTCCTTTACTATTCTTTTCTTTTGGTCGGTTTTCTTATTTCTACAACATTTACAAATAGAATACCAACCATCTTTGCTTGTACTATTCTTTGAAAAGAAGTTATTATGAGCTAACTTAATTTGTCCACATCTTGAACAACGCTTCCATTTACCGCGCTCTTCGTTGGTATAGTACCAGACTAAGTATTCGTTAACCGCCGTCTCCGCAATAACTTTAGGAATTTTGTTGCGCCATAAAGACGAAATATATTCTACCGAATGTCTAATACCATAATCTTCATAAAGAAGCTGTTGAATTTCTACATTTTGTCTACCATCTATTTTGTACACAACAATGTCATAATACATTGGATAATTTTCTTCTAGTGCCCGCGACACAAGACCATCAAAATCTTCCATTAACCATTTAAGATCACTTTGAACTTTTTCCCAGCATTCTTCTTTGAGTTTCGCATAATTACATAACAAGAGCGAAATGTGATCTTCATTAAAAAAGCTAATGTATCCGCGGTTATGCGGGAGCCCGTCTTCGCCGATAGTAATGTAGTCCGAAAGATCGAACTTGGCTAGACTCTTTGCCGCAGGGCTATTTGTATAGATGGGTGGATTAAAAGCTTTTTTCATTTCATAGAGATTTTGATACATCTCCATGATTTGTTTTTTAAGTATAAAAGCATTCTTTCCGCGAGTATTTTTAAATTTTTCTTCTAATTTTATAATATCTTCTTTTAGGGATTTTAATACAGAATAATCTTCGAATTCTTGTTCTGAAATAGGTTTCTTTTTATTGAATATAATATTTTTATCATTGGCAATCATGTTATAGATGCCATCCTCACCATTTTCTAGCTTTCCGATGAGTCCTTCGAATGAGGTTTCCCTTGACCGCACATTCTTCATATGATTTTTAGTTAAAATTAATTTTTCTTTTTTCTCTTCTTTTGTTATGGGATCTGTAATATATTCAGCCATCTTATCCAAATAGTATGGAGTTAATTTTTCAGGTGGCGTATTTGCAATTATTTCTTCTACTTTTTTTACTCTTTCCTCTGCGGTGGGGAGATCATAGTCCATTTTAATATGCTCTTGAATCTCCATATAAAGTCTCCTTTCTTTATTCTTATAATAATTGTACCAAAAATTTTTGCAAAAGTCAAGAAAAATGATAACGAAGACGGAAAATTTTTGCGGGCGGATATATATTTGTGCGGAAAGAGGAAAACAACAATAAATTGTTGTTTTCCTACTATTGTGTCGTGTTTTAGAAAATTGAAAAATTTTTGGTGTCGTTTTCCAAAAATTTGAAAAATTTTTGGTGCTGGTAGGGTGGAGCAAAAACCATTTTCTCTATTACACTAGAAAAAATCCCGAAATACCTGCCCCCATTTATTGCCCAGGAGTCTCCTAGCTAAAGACATACCCCCAACAAACAATGTGGATGGTCAGCCCTAACAAACGCCTGCTGCCAAGCACAACAGCAAGCAATCAATGACTATCATCAATAAAAGACAATCATCACAATAAACAATAGAATAAACAATAATAATAAATAAATTAATTAAATGATTAAAATATTATTTAATGATGCAATCTTTACTAGAACATAGATAATAATAGTTATCGTTGCTCGCTGCGCGGATGGTTGTTGCGCAGCGTCTTTACCACTGTTCTTACCTCTTGTAATTTTTACCGGCCAAAAGCAGCCTGTATACTTGTATACAAGATCCCAAATCTAAACATTTTATAAAATATTATTATACATTATTAAGCTGGGTTTTGTCAATAGTAATAATGCACAAAAATTTTAATTAATTTTTGTGCATTTTTTTAGTTGACAAAAATCAAAATTTTTAGTACAGTAGTATCAGAAAGAGAGGTAGTAAGTATGAGTAAGTGGGTATGGTTCGACATGGATGGCACAATAGCAGACCTTTATAATGTAAATGGTTGGCTTGATGATTTACTTGCACACAATGTAAGACCTTACGCAACCGCAAAGCCTCTTTACAATGATGTAGATTTACTTAATCTCTTTGTAGAACTTAAGGCAAAAGGTTATAACATTGGTATTATTTCTTGGGGTAGCAAAGAAAGAAATGCAGAGTATGACAAGGCTGTCAGAAATGCAAAAGCAAAATGGTTATACAATAGGTGCTTAATTGATTTACTTGATAAATTTATCGTAACAAGTTATGGAATAAGAAAAGCCGACACTTGTAGAAAGTATGGCGAGGGTGTGCTTGTTGATGATGAAGCACAGAACCGCAATGAGTGGGACTTAGGCGCAACAATAGACGCACACAAAAACATTATTAATGAATTAATGAAGATAATGAATAAGTAATAAAAAGTATTGACAAGATAGACACAAAGAGTTATAATGTATGTATGATGTGTAATACACAATAGAAAGGATAAAGAGTATGAATAATAATGCTAAGACTAAATTTACATTTGTATTGATGTTAATTATTTTATTTACTGTCGCAAGCATTGAGGGAAACCTTGAAAATACTTACACTATGGATGCGGAAATCGTTGCTATAAGTGACGAGGTAATTAGTGTAAAAGATTCTATGAATGAGGTATGGGAATTCTATGGCGACGGTTTCCGCATTGGTGATAATGTAAAGGTGCGATTCTTCACTAATGGCACAGATGATACACGCTATGATGATGTAATAAAAAGTGTAAAAAATTTTTAAAAAAGTGTTGACAAGATGTAATTATTGTAGTATTATAATTACAGAACAAAGATAAAACACTTAAAGAGAGGTAAGCACTATGACTGAAAAGATTTATTACATCGAGAACACCAACGCACTTGAGAATGCTATGGCTAAAATCGAGCACGACTATCCTTGCTTCACCGAGCGTGAACTTATCGAGATGAATTATTCTAAAATTACTATCAAGGCAAGAACTGAGGACATCGGACACATCGAGGACATCCTTGCACCTCTTGTATGAGGTGCAAAGTATGATAAATCTTCGCATCGATAAAACAACCAATAATCCAAACCGCAGAAATAAAACAAAAGAAAATCAGAAAAAAGAACTTAACAAAAATGCGGAAATGTGCTTTGAAAAATTTTTTGAACAAGAAGTAAAAAAACTGTTGACAAAATATTCAAAAAGTTGAATTTGAAGAAATTGAGGAATCAATCTTCCTCTTTTGCGTGGCGCGCTGACCTACGGAGCGCGCCGAAATTTCATTATACCACACTATCAGCCATTTTGTCAAGCGAAAAATGCACTAAAAAATTAACAAAAATTATCCCAAAATTTTGTGCAACTTTTTCCTTGACACAAACAAAATTTTTTAGTATTATAATTACAGAGATAAGGAAATACGGTATTAGCCTTCTACAGACCAAAGGCATTTCCTTCAAGGGTTTCGGTATTAGCCTTCTACAAACCAAAGGCAACCCTTCGGTATCTACCGCCTACATACCAGCGGTTCTCTAAACAAAAGAAAGAGAGGTAATTAAAAATGACCTATTACAGAATAAGATTTAAAGATGATAGAGTGACAGTTTGGAATCAGAATGAACAGCATGTTAGAAAACTTGCTTTTTGTCTTAAGGATGTTAAAAGAATTGAAACAAAAGTAGTTGACAAAAAGACTCTTAAAGAGTATAATGAAATAGTAAAGAAAGTAAAGAGAGGTAAATGATTATGAATAAAATTACTATAATGATGAATTGTTCTTTTTGCAACAAAGACCACTCTGTAACCGTTTTTGTGAAAGATTATACCGCCTGGATTAAGGGAACCAGGGCACAGGATGCTTTCCCCTACCTTTCCGCAACTAAGCGCGAACAGATGATTTCAGGCATTTGCCCTAAATGCCAAAATGACATTTTTGGCGAGGAAGAGGACGCAGACGAGTACACAGGTGAAGCCGATTATGATGAAGCAATAGCGGAGAGCCTCGCTTCAACGGGGCAGTGGTGGTAATACCACTGCTCTTTTAAATTGCGCGGCGCGCCGTTTGCACTGCGTGCCGGCGCGTTTTTCCATTATACCATACCTCAGCCAATTTTGTCAATAGGCAAAAGCACCAAAAATTTAGGTTAGCGGATCCCGAAATTTGTGAAATATTACCAATAGACATTTCAGTATTGCTGTGGTATTATAATTACAGAGTTGAGGTAAGGCAACCGAGAGGAACGGTAGGCACAAGTCGCCAATGTAAGACCAAGCCGATAAAGACAACTCTCACGCACGGCCGCCATCGTGTGCGTGTAATAAATGTGAACCAAAGGCCCGTCCGAGTACAGAATAGAAGTGGGACGCACTGCGGTGGCGGATAATCTCGGAAAATAATTCTTGCATTTGTTCTTGTTCTATGTTATAATTAGAGCATGAAAGAGAGGTGATCAGTATGACACACATCGAGTTTATCAAGGCTAACTACGACGTTATTGCACAGGAGGGCAACTCCATTCTTTTTTGGGCAGAAGGTGAACTTTGTTGCGAAATCAACGGCACGCCTTTTGAATGCCGTGATACCGATGAGTTTTTTGAACTCGTCGAGATGTTTGGCGATGAGACCTTTGAGGAGTAATCCTAAAAGGTCTTTTTTATAAAAAACTTGACATTTTGGTCGCCGCGCGCATGATTGTAGCGCGCGGAATTTTTATTATACCACATGCCCAGCCATTTTGTCAATAAGAAAATGTAACAAAAATTCAATTACGCAGATCCTGAAATTTGTGCAACTTTACCTATTGTAAATGCTCTTTGATTATGTTATTATACTATCAGAAAGAGAGGTACTGATTATGAGATTTGTTTGTGGTTATGCTTATGTTTCTCCCGCTGTTCTTGAGAGCATTATCTTTGCTCTTAATCTCGGTGTTTTCGTTTGGACCGAGGATATTGATGAGGACCGTTTCGCCCTTTTCATCGATGACCCTAACGACGAAAGTGATGAACTTTCAGTTTCTGCTGAGGTAACTGAAAAAGTTTTACCTATTGTCAAAAGATATCTTTATCCTTTTGCTTGACAATAGGAAATAAATTTGATATACTACCTTTAGAAAGAGGGAAAACCACCAAAGGAAGTACCTAATCTGAACAAGACTTGCTCTGTTGAGATTAAGCGAACTGCGGGAGGCTCTAATACAAAAAGAAAAGAGGTGCTTTTTATGAGAAGTCCACCCAATTAAATGTTTACTGGTTTACTGAATACCGAAAGGGGCGCTAAAGGTCGAGCGATTAAGTTGGGCGCCAAAAATGCGACCGTCGTCTATCCCCAATGCTCAAGGATAGACAAACAACAAGGTTTAGCGCTGTACCAAGTATGAACAGCCAGAAAGAGAGGGTCGGAGAAATCCGACCCATTTATTTTTTTTATAAAAAATACTTGACATTTAATCTGCGGCGCGCGTTTGATCGTTGCGCGCCGCACTTTTGTCAAGACGTAATATTGTACAATTTTATGAGCTAAATTTTGTGCATTATGACTATTGAAATTATCCCGAAATAAATCTATAATAGATACAGAAAGTGAGGTATAAATTATGGGATATAAGGGAATTAGAAAACTTAATAAAACTGTGTCTAATGAACTTAAATCTTTTGGTATCAAAAGAGCCTTTTATGATGATGAAATTGGCTATTGTTATTTTCCAAGCAATAGTAAAATCTCTTTTAAAATACTTGAAGAAGATATTAGTGATGAATTATTTCTTGAATTTATCAAAGATACTTTTGACTATGATGTTCCTAACTCTTTTATTATCAGTCTTTTACACGAAATCGGACATCACTATACTCTTGATTTAATTGATGAAGAAACCAATGCATTTTGTGAATTTGAAAAAATGCGTATTGATGAAGAAATGGAAAATGCAACAACAGAAGAAGAAATAAAGGCTTTAAATTATCAGTATTTTAATCTGCCTGATGAAATCGAGGCAACCGCATGGGCGGTAGAGTATGCGGAAACTCACCCCAAAAAAATCAAAATGATGTGGAATAAAATGTGTAATACACTCATTGAATTTTGCGAAAATAATGATATTTTCAGTGAAGATTAAGGGGCATAAATGCCCCTTAATTTTTTTATAAAAAATACTTGACAAATGCTGGGCGCGGCGCTGTGGATCGTGGCGCCGCGAAATTTTATTATAACACATCGCCGCACATTTTGTCAATGGTAAATTTGTACAAATTTTTAATCTATTTGATCCCGAAATTTTATGCAACATTACCTATTGCTTTTGTGTGTGCTTTGTAGTATTATAATTACAGAAAGAGAGGTAATGACTATGAGAATAAACTTTGATTTAGACGGAACTATCGCAGACCTTTACGGCGTTGAAGGTTGGCTTGATGATATTATCAACAAGAACGCAAGACCCTACAGAGAAGCAAAGCCCCTTGTTAATCTTTCAAGCCTTGCAAGAGTGTTGAACAGACTTCAGAGAAATGGTTATGAAATAGCGGTAATCAGTTGGTTAGCAAAAAATTCAACAACAGAGTATGACGAAAGAGTTAAAAAAGCAAAACTCGAATGGCTTGAAAATCATCTTCCGTCTGTAAAGTGGGATAAAATCTCTATCGTAGCGTACGGAACACCGAAAAGCACTTGCGGAAATGGTATCCTCTTTGATGATGAAGAACCGAACCGCAAAGAGTGGAACGGAAAAGCCTATGATGTAAACGACATTATCGGAATACTTAAAAATTTCAAATAAGGGGTTGACAAATAACCCCTTAAATGATAAAATAGATTTATCAAAAGAAAGAGAGGTATTTAAAATGTATAAAATCTATCGTTCAGTTAGTCGTAATGATGCGGTATGTGTAGCAAGGTATGACTCAGCAACTGAGGCACTCAATGAAATAATGCGGTTAACTACTGTTGACCCCTACAGTTATTACTATCTGGCATAATCAGACGGGCGGAAGAAATTCCGCCCTCTCTTTTTGCGGAAATGCCTTGACTTTTTGAGCGCGTCGTGCTGGGTTTGCACGACGCGCATTTTCCATTATACCATACCTTCAGTATTTTTGTCAATGGTAATTATGCACAAATTTTCAGATCAAAGATCCCGAAATTTTATGCAATTTTACTATTTGACTTTTATAAAAAATTTTGCTATAATTTATACATAAGATAAAGAAAAGAAAGCGACTTTTTGAAGGACAACCTACCTAGTCGACAATGGCAAACCTTAGCAGTCAATTTCAGCGGTTTTTAAGCATTTCCGCACAAGAAAATAAAAAAAATGCTTGACAATTAAATAAAAAAATGATACAATGTATTTGTAAACAAGAAAAGCCAATAAAAAGAAAGAGGTGTTAATTATGGCAAACAAGAGAACTCAGAAAGATTTTTTCAATGACATCATCGCACTTGCAACCGCTAACAACAGAGAAGATATTGTAGACTTTGCAAAGAGTAGGATTGAGGCTCTTAACAAGAAATCTGGCAAGGTATCTGCAAAGAGAACCGAGGAAATTGACGCTATTACCGAGCAGGTTTATGATGCACTTGTTGCTGTTGGTAAGGATGTTACTGTCAGCGAACTTGTCAAGTCTGCAACCAACGAGATTAAAGACTACAGCGGTCAGAAAGTATCTGCCTATCTCAAGAAACTTGTTGACTGCGGTAGAGCCGTAAAGACCACCGACAAAAAGGTGTCCTACTTTAAGGCTGTTGTCGAGTAATACAACCAACACCCCGAAGAAATTCGGGGTGTTATTTTTTTGCTTATTAAATAACACCCGTTATAATAACAAGCGTTTGGCGTCGCGCGATGGATCGTTGCGCGACGATTTTTTGTCAATAGGCAATTTTACCAAAATTTTGTGTGAAAATTTGTGCAAAATTACCTATTGTATTTATCCCGTAATAGTGATATTATAGATACATAAGAAAGAGAGGTAATGAGATGAGAAAATTTTTTAACATTGAGGGTGCATACAAGTTTGAGATGAATGATGTTCGTGCAATAATTCAAGTTATCAATGTTGCTCTTATAATGATGTTCGGTCTTTCGGTTTCGTGGTTTGGTTTGGCTATTGCGTTCTTTGGTCTTTGCAAGGACTTTGCTACTGATAGACACATCAACGGAATAGCAATGCACACTGCAAGTTGTGTTTTGAATATTTATTTTTTAAAACTTTTGTATTGCGGTTGACAAATAAAAAAATTTTTGTTATAATAATTATAGAAAATCAAAAGAGAGGTAAAGATTATGAGAAAACTTATTTACAAACTTTCAAACGGAACTACTGTTAACACTATGGCGGAAGCCAAAGGCTCAGGTCTTGAGTATACGGTTATCCTTGAAGAGATACCCGAAGCGCCTTCAACACTTACTGAAAAACAGAAAGCAAGACGCAAGGCAATCCGCTAATTGACGCCACCCCGCACAATCGTGCGGGGTTATTTGTTGAGCGGTTCGTGCGCAGTTGGCACGAACCGCATTTTTCTTCAAGTATCTAAATCAATAATTTTTATTGATCAAATTTGTACAATTTTACCTATTGCAATTTTCCTATAATAGTAGTATTATAATTACATAAGAGAGGTAATGATTATGAAATACGATAGACGCAAGGATATGACTAAAAAGGCTTGGAGGGAACTTCAGAAAAGCCATAGGGTTATGGTTGACCAAAATCTCGGTACAAGAGATATGAAAACCGCAAAACATCCCACTCGTCAAGAAAGAAAAAAAATTGATTGGGATTAAAAATTCTTACTTGACAAAATTTTAAAAATTTGTTATAATTTTTATAGAAAGTGAGGGAATAAATAATGATGACAAAAGAGTATGCAGATAAATTCGATAAACTTGTAAAGCAGATTATAAGAGAGGCTGAAGAAGATGGAGAGCCTGTAACAAGAGAAGAAGCAGAAGAAATGGCAAAAATGGAACTTGGCGCAAAAGAAATTCAGAACTATACTCAGGCAACTGTTAAGAAAGAGCGTAAGAAAACAGAGCGCAAGGTCGATAAGGATAAGGTCGATTTACTTGATTTAATCCATACCGCACTTAAAGACAATGCGGAAATCGGAGAAATCAAGCCCGAAACTGAAATTAACTTTAATTATGGCGAAAATGCCTATACTGTAAAATTGATTAAACATAGACCGCCTAAAAAATAAGCGGTCTGTAGACTATAACTGTTCCTCTCTTTCAACAGCGGGTGTTATAATAACACCCGCTATTTGCTATAGAATTAAATAACGAGTGTTTGGCGTCGTGCAAGCGGTCGCCGCACGACGTGATTTTGTCAATAGGTAAATTGCACAAATTTTTCATTCTACTTTTGTTAAAAATTACCTATTGCATTTATCCTTTAATTGTAGTATTATAATTACAGAAAGTGAGGATAACAAAATGAAAAATATCTTAGAAGTAATCATTGCAATCGTCGTTTTTTGTAGCATTTCATTCCTTTTAACCGCAGGTCTTGTGTATGTTGCTATTCTTCTTCTGAATTGGTGCGGTCTTGCATTGGTTTGGTCTTGGAAAATTTCTTTTGTGGTTTGGATTTTATGTTTCATTATCAAAATGCTTTTAGGAGGTAATAAAAATGCCTAAATCAACAATAACTTTAAGAAATTTAATACTTTGCGAAATGAATAATTACATTCTTAACGAAATAGGCGATGAAGAAATTTTTGATATTTGGCTAATGTGCGGTGTTCCCGATGGGGCAACCATAGACGACATTCTCGAAATCGCCAAAGATGATGATTTGTGGCTCGATTGCGTTGAGTGTTTTGCAAAGTGCTGTAAGTTAGCGGGTGTCATTGAATGACACCCGTTTTTTGACGGCCCGCGATGCACTGCCGCGGGCCGAAATTCCATTATACCACATCTCCGCACATTTTGTCAAGCACTTTTTGATCGGCATTTTTCACAAAAATTTTCCCATAATTTTGTGCATTTTTAACAGTTGCATTTTTTAAAAAATTTTGCTATAATGTATTTACAAGGTAAGGGAAATAAAAAAAATTAAAAAAATAATTTTTAAAATCCCTTGACAACCTTATAAACCTATGATACAATAGGTATGTAAGTTAAAGAAACTCATTAATAAATTTTTTGAAAGAGGTGTTGATTATGGAAAAGACCAGACTTACTCAGAGAGATTTTTACAACGAACTTATTGACCTTGCACTTGATAACGGCAGAGAAGACCTTGCAGATTTTTGCAAAGGTAGAATTGCTCTTCTTAATAAGAAGGCAGAGAATAAGAAGCCTAACAAGAAGCAGGAAGAGAACGAGGGTGTTAAGACTGAAATCCTTGATACTATCAGCGACAAGGCACTCACTGTTTCTGAAATCGTTAAGGCTATGACCACCGAGGTTTCCTCACAGAAGGTCACCGCACTTCTCACTCAGTTGATTAATGACAAGAAGGTTGTCAGAACCGTTGAGAAGAAGGTCGCAAGATTTTCAGTAGCACAGTAATTGACACAAAGGCAAGGGGCAGAAATGCCCCTTGTTTTTTTTTATTTATTAAATAACACCCGTTACATAACACCTGTGATCTGCCCGCGGACAAATCGCTGCGGGCAGTTTTTCTGTCAATAGGCAAAGTTAACAAATTTTTCGAGCAAATTTTGTACAAAATTACTACTTGCATTTTTCCTTTAATTTGCTATAATAGACTTATCAAATGAAAGAGAGGTAATAAACCTAATGAGCAGACAGCCCGAAAAATTCCTTGTTATTGATACTGAAACTTGCAACACTCTTGAACAGCCTTTGCCCTATGACATCGGCTATGCTATTTGTGATAGGCGTGGCACTGTTTATGTTGAGCGTTCTTTTGTTGTTGCAGAGATTTTTCTTGACCTTGCGGATGTTATGACTTCCGCATACTATGCAGAAAAAATTCCTAACTATTGGGATGACATTAAGAGCGGAAAGCGTGTCCTTAAATCTTTTTACAATATCCGTAAGCAGATACACGAGGATATTAAAAAATATAATGTTAAAAAAGTCGGTGCTTATAATATGGGTTTTGATAAAAATGCACTTAATCTTTTAACAAGGTATATCACAAAAAGTCGTTTTCGTTGGTTTTTCCCTTTTGGTATTCAGTATTTTTGTATTTGGAATATGGCTTGTCAAACGCTGATGAATACTAAAACCTATGTTGACTTTGCCGAAAAAAATGGTCTTGTTAGTCCTTCAAATAATATTTACACAAGTGCGGAAGCGTGTTATAAATTTTTAACTAAAAACATTAATTTTGCGGAAAGCCATACAGGTTTAGAGGATGTTCAAATCGAGGTTGAAATTCTTGCAAGGTGCTACCGCACACACAAGAAAATGACTACCGAGATAAACAAGGCTTGTTGGCGGTTGCCACAGAGAAAGCGCAAGGAAATGAGCCTTAAAAAAGTGTTCGCCTAAGGGCGAACATTTTTTTTGCAAAAACCTATTGACAATCGCGGCGCGTTGTGGGGTCACAACGCGTCGAATTTTTAATTATACCATAGCTGCGGCATTTTTGTCAAGCATTTTTTGATAAAAAATTTCACAAAAATTTTCCCGGAATTTTGTGCAAAATTATTACTTGATTTTTTTAAAATTTTTTATTATAATATTTATAGAAAGAGAGGAAATGAAAATGAAATACTTAAACAAGATTTTGGATTATTGCACTGACTTTATCAATGAAATAGATGACTTTGAAGATGTTGTGCTTGGTACTGATTTTTCTTGCTATCCTACTACTAACGAGGTTCAAATTGCGGTTGTCGCAAGTGCGGTAAATGTAGACAGTTTCCGTGAGAACCTTTACAGTAGAACCGCTATCCGTGATATTTCTGAATTTACTTGGTCTTTACTTCATGAGGTCGGACACTGTATGACTTGGAACTACATGAACAAGCGTACACAGAACCATTGCCGAAACATAAAGAGAAAAATAAACCGTGGTAGTCTACCCGAGGAAACCTATTATGGTTTAACTGACGAGAGAATAGCAACCGACTGGGCTATTAAGTTTGTTGAGGAAAATCACGGACTTGTTAAGGACTTTGATACTGAGATACTTAAACGACTTAACAAATTCTATAAATTAAATAATGTTGAGGGTTGCTGATAAGAAAGCGGGGGTTATAATAACCCCCGTTATTTTTACCCCTAATAAAATAACATTAATTACATAACACCTGTTTGGCGGCGCGGCCTCGGCCATTCAGCGCCGAAAATTTCATTATACCACATCCAGCAAATTTTGTCAATAGGAATTTTGCACAAATTTTTCTTTTAAAAGATCCGGAAATTTGTGCAATTTTAACAGTTGATTTTTAATAAAATTTTTGTTATAATTTATTTACAAGGTAAGGAAATAAAAAAATAATTTTTAAAAAAAATTTTTTTTAAGCCTTGACAAAATCGTTCTTTAATAGTATAATAAGTTTGTAAGGTTGACAAGGGTTGAAGTCTGAAAGACAGATAGCAGAAACCAAAGTCGACAAAGGTAAACAAGAAACGAGGTCTTTCCACTTTATTAAAAAAGTCGCTCTTTTTTATAAAGCCCTTGACAATCTTACAAACCTATGATACAATATGTATGTAAGGTTAAGAAACCAATAAATCAAATTTTAAGAAAGAGGTGTTTTTTATGGCAAACAAGGTTACCCAGAGAGATTTTTTCAACGAGATTATTGCACTTGCAGAGGCTAATGGTCGTGCGGATATTGTGGACTTTGCAAAAGGTCGTATCGAGGTACTTGACCGCAAGGGAAGCAAGGTTTCCGCAAAACATATCGCAGATGTTGAGGCTAACGAGGCTCTTGTCTATGAGGCACTTTCCGCACTCGATAAGCCCACTACTGTTAGCGAACTCGTCAAGTCCGCTACCAATGCGGTTTCCGAGATGAGCGGACAGAAAGTTTCCGCATACCTTAAGAAACTCGTTGAGAGTGGTCGTGCTATTAAGGCTGTTGAGAAGAAGGTTTCCTACTTCTCCGCTGTCAGATAATAGTCAGCATACGCCCCCTTTAAATAGGGGGCGTTATTTTTTACCCATTAAATAACGAGTGTTACATAACAGGTGTTTCGGCCCGGTCACGCTACGCGTGGGCCGAATTTTTTGTCAATAGACAATTTTCACAAATTTTTTGCCGGATTTTTGTACAGTTTTACTACTTGCATTATCCTAAAATTTTTGATATTATAGATACAGAAAGGGAGGTAAGCAAAATGGCAAAATCACTTAACGCACTTGCTACACAGATTTACAATGAGTGCCTTGCTGACGGCGAACCCGTTACGGAAGAAGGGGCACTTGAAATGGCTCGTATGGAACTAAATGTCAAGACCGCAGAAATTGTTGATGCGGGTAAGGAAAAAGGTAAAGTAAGAAAACCTAAAACCGTCAAGGTTTCTGATGAAAAAAAGATGCTTTTTGACAGTATTTTCACTAATCTTGACAGATGCGAGGGTATAGAACCTGAAAGTATCACTGTTTTAACCGAAAACAAGTTAATTGAGGTTAAAATCGGGGATAAAACCTTCAAAATCAACATTTCTGAAACCCGAAAGCCTAAAAAGTAGGCAGAAAAGGGGCGATTTCCGCAAGAAATCGTCCTATTTTTTACAAAAAACACTTGACAAAGTCGCCGACGCGTGCATGATTGGCACGCGTCGAGTTTCTTGTCAATAGTAATCTTGCATAAATTTTACAATAGATTTTTGTTTAAAATTAATACTTGATTTTTCCTAAAATTTTTATTATAATAAATATAGAAAGTGAGGTAATACAATGACAGTTGAAAAAGAAAAGAAAGTTGTTTATAAAAATATTAATGCCACTCAAGACGAGCAGAGATTTTGTGCACATCTTTTTAGCCTTATTCAAGATGTAATTACAGACAAAGCGGTTAGCAAATATTACGAAAACCATAAAGATGAATTACTTAGAAATTTTCTTGAGGATATTGCTAGTGTGGGTTATATTAACTTAAGTGATTATGAGTAAGAACAATAAGCGGTAGAAATACCGCTTATTTTTTTATGCGGAAATGCTTGACAAAATGCTTCCAATGTGGTAGAATGTCGCGCCGCTGACCTTCGGGTAGCGGCGTACCTACCACCAAACGCACATATGCGAATTTTTTGATACCAAAAGTGACCCCATATGCTTCCGCATAAAATCCCGGAATGAGAACATATGCTTAGGCATATGCTCTCCATAGCCAGTCTTAAACGCCATAACCGGCTTCCCGCATAACAGAGAAGGCTCTCGTCCATTCTGCGTTTTCTTTTGTTCTCTCACGAAAAAATATTCGTCGCACTAAAAATTTCTTTACTACAGCTCATTACAGTTTCTCTATTGTATTACAAATTGAACAAGAGAGACAAGACTTTTCCGGTTAACTTGATTTTTAATAAAATTTATATTATAATATATATAGAAAATAAAAAATAAAATAATTACATACTTTGTGGCGAAGTATGCTGAGCGGAGTATCCGGCTAAGAAGTGGCGGGCAATCACTCACCCTGCGATGAAATAGCTACCGCTATTTCACGCCTACTGCATTATAGAACAAAAGTAAGAGGTAAGGAGATGATGCCGACAGGCATCTTCTCCCATATCATAAATTTTTATAAATGTCAACAAAAGAAGAAAGATAAGAGGAAAACGATGGCGGGGACGGCGATTATGGCATATACAGGCTAGACTCGGGCCACCGCACTTCCGCCATCACTATCATAACATATCATATCATCTCATTCCCTATCATATCATATCATCCCCATACCCCATCATATGCAATTTTTTCTATCCCCTTTCTCCCCATGACCTATTCTCAGTGGTAGTCATGCGTCATAGGGCTTCCTTAAAAGCCCCATTCGCTCATAAACTTTTTAACCGGATCTTCCGACGGCTCACTTATATTATTATTTATATTATTTCCATTTATATTATTATGTGTATTCTCAGTGGTAGTCTTCAATTTCAATTCAGTGGTAGTCAATGGTATATTCTCAGTTGTAGTCAATTCAGTTGATATCAACTCAGTGGTAGTCTTCGCCATTGACCTATTTTCAGTTGACTGCAATTCAGTGGTAGTCGATTCCTTTGATGTATTTTCAGTTGTAGTCAATTCAGTGGTAGTCTTCATCCCATATATAACATCATAGTTTACCACTATCTCGTCATTAGTGCAAGTAATCCATCCCAATCCTTCAAGATATTTTCTTGCATTATAGTATGCGGTTTGCGTGATATTGAGACGCTCGGTGATAGTCTTAAGCGCGACACCGAAGCCCTCCGCATTACCAGTTAAAAATAACATAACTTTTAATGCGGCAGCCTGTCTACTATCTATCCCCCTCATCAATCTATCTTCTAGTAATGTACTTCTATTAGAGTATCCGGGTAACTCTTCACTTCTACGATCTTTTAATCCATTATTTCTAATCTTTGGCGCTTGATTATAATTTGGCATAGTTTGACCCTCCCTTTCACTCTTTTCTCTTCGAAATTTCAGTTAACATTTCTTGAAATTCAGATGAGTTTTCAAAAAGGTAGCAATCAAACTCTGGCTTACGCGGATTTGCTTTCACTTTTATAATCGGAAATCCTGCGTCCCTTAATCTAGCCGCCAACCAGCGGGAATAAATTACATACATATCCCCCTCATTTTTAGGTTGTTTGACTTTATTCATATTACTCCTTTAATCCATAAGTAGTTTCAAACCAACACATAAGATCTTCTTCAAACTGATCATATGCAACATTAAATGATTTACTTATTTTTTCTTGCTCGGCTTCCCATAAAGCCTTTATTTCTGCGTCTTCTGGATTATTCATTATATCTTTATTATATTTATTTATAGACATTATTGGATAATCTAAATTACACCCTAAATCATAAGCTAGATGAATAATAGTATCCCATTTTAATTTATTTAAATCTACTTCAATTTTCATATCATTTTTCCTCTTTATCTGCGGAAACCGGCTGTCTCGCATCTAAATAATACTGTATAGCCCGTCTTATAATACTTGAAACAGAACACATTTCTTTCTCGGCAATCTTATCCAATTCCTCTTTTAAAGATTCCGGCATAGAAATACTCATTATCTTTGCCATATAAACCTCCTTAAAGTTTAATAATTCTTGTTATACTTTATATAATTCTTTTTATATTTTATTTTATCAAATCTGTCCAAGGTGCGGAAACCAGCCTTACGCGCAACAATCGAGCCCCCATTTCCGCATTGACTTTTATAAAAATTTATTATATAATATTTATATAAGATAAAAGGAGAAAAATATATGAAATTTCATAAATTAACAGATACCTGCAAACCTGAACCCAATAGAGATGTTATTGTAAGAATAAATGGAGTTTATGACCAGTATGGCGATAAAGTAATTCCTATAGC